GCGTTGCGCCTTTCGTGGTGCGCGCATCTCTTGAGTTGCTATCCAACATTGTTGGTGAGGGTCTTAGTCCAGTTGAGTGGACTCCCGAATTGTTCCATTCTTGGAATTCCCAATTTAAGGCTGAAAAGCAAAAGCGTCATCTCGCCGTATTTCCCCTTGTTGATCAGGTTACTCAACGACAATTCGGCTCCAAGGAGATTTTTGTCAAGGTTGAGGCTCTTCTCAAGAGGCATGACCCAAATTGGGCTCCAAGGATTATTTATCAGTCCTCAGATCTTCACAATGTTATTCTGGGGCCTGTGATGCAGGAGTGTACTCGTAGGATGTTCAAGCATTTCGGTGCTGGGCATACGTCGGATGCGGTCAACTTCATGAGTGCATACAAGAATCAACCGGAGCGTCTCGCGGGTTTCATTACCCGTTCTGGCTCCAGTTCAAGTGTATTCATGGAGACTGATTTCTCGTCTAACGATATGACTCAGTTGCGCGACGTGCACATTCTCGAGGTACAGTGGTTGCGGGCGCTTGGCGCTCCTATGTGGTTGACTGGTATGATGTTACATGCGAATTCTTTCGTGGTGACATCCAGGCGTTATTCTTTAATGTCTCGTATTACAAATCAACTACCTACGGGCGCTCAGTCCACAACCTTCCGAAATAGTATGTGGAATGCTTCGATAGTTTATTGTTTTGCTAACCGTTATGGATTCATCGGTGATTGCCTAGTGCTTGGCGATGATGGGCTCTTACGTATTGACAATCGCGCCAATTGGAGCTTCCGCTCCTTGAAGCGCACGTATGAGTTCGTTACTAGGGCGGCTGGCATGGATGCTAAGGTTTTTGTCTTTAGTTATTTGTGTCAGTGCAGCTTTCTTTCCAAGCACTTCATCCCCACTGCTCGTGGTCCGGTAATGATACCTAAATTTGGGAAGGCTCTTGCGCGTTTTAATGCAAGGGCTTCGGCTAATGAGGCGGTTTCTGACCGTTCTTATTTGGCTGGTAAGGCCTTGTCTTACGCGTACGAGTTCCGTTTCGCTCCTCCCATATCTAGGGCTTATTTGTTGCGTGCCACTCAATTGGTAAGTGATTTGACTACTGTGTCATTGGATGGTCTTGGTTGGAATGTGCGGGGTGTGTTCCTGGACGTCGGTGTTTCTGGTGTGCTTTCTATGATCCAGTCTGCGCCGTTCGTTGCTTCTAGGGATGACCTTTGCTGTTTCTACTGGTTTAAGTATTCTAAGACTTACAGTGACATTATGGAGTTGTTGCTTGCCTCTCTTTTTGGTGAGGATGACCTGGATGAATCTGCTGTTGGTAGGATCATGGAGGACTGGGTGTAGCTTGTTTTCCGCAACTACCCGGTATAGGATGATCTTTAGCAGAACAAAAAAAAAAAAAAAAAAAAAAAAAAAAA